TCCAGGATTTCCTTATCAGTCATCTTGGCGATGTCTTCCCCTACGTCTACGGGCAAAGAACCTCCGGGCTTGTCCACCGAGATACGAAAGTCAATACGCCCACCGGGGAACTCGTCATCAAGAACCAGTTGTTTAGGGTCTACTTTTATCGGGACAACTGTGTCGCCGTAGCCGGTATCAGGTATGTCTTGCGTTGTCACATAAACATCTGGTTCACCTTTTGATGTTAATGTGCCTTCCCCCCGTATCTTAGCGGCTGCATCTTTGTTCGTATGGTGGAACACTGTAACCGTGCCGTCAGGGTTGAAGGGTCTGCCTGTTATGTCATCCAGTTTCTTGACTACATCCCCAGCCGCTTCGGTTGCCTTCAGTGCCTTCAGCCCTGCCTGGATAGGTTCGCCAACAACAGGAAGCACACCCGCCAACCCAATGCCCACATTCAGCAGACTCGGGTCTTGCACCGCTGTCCCTATGTCCCTGACATCCCCAAGACTGACCGCCCCCGGCGTAAACTCGGACGCAATCTCAAACCCTACATCCCTACCCTCTCGCGTCATCTGCCCCGGCCCCGTTACCTGGGGGTCTATGCTGATAGCTGTGGGGAAGGTCTGCCGCTGCATACGCCGCCGCATCTCGTCTATCTCTTGCTGACGCTGCGTGACTTGCGGGATGCCCACTGCCGTGAGGTCAGGCGGTGCCGTCTGAAAAGTCCGTGGCACGATGTTGTCGAGGCGGGCAGGCATTACAAGCTCACGGCTTCACCCATCTGTGCCGCCTCACTCGGAGCGCCCTGGCCGAACTGCTGCCGGTTTATCGGCCCCGGCTCTTGTCCCTGCCCTGGCTGTCCCTGTCCCATCTGCGCCTGCAGCGCCTGCGCAAGCTGGTTCTCTGGCCCCAGCTCACCCTCGATGGCGGGCCACAAGTCCTCGGGGTTCAGCACGTCAAACCCTCTAACCAGCAGTTGCTCGGCAATAGCGGGCAGGTTCGGCGGCGGCTGCCCACTCACCTGCGCTACCTCTATCAACCCACTGAAGAGGTTCAACAAATCCAGCCACTGCTTTCTCTCGAGGGCTTGCGTGTTCGCGGCACTGCTGACATCTACCTCGAAGCGGTAACGGCCCTTTACCACCTCCTTGTCTACCTCTGACCACTCACCAGCCTTGGGGTCGATTTGAAACTCTATCTTGGGCTGGAACTGCGTGTGCAGCGCCCAGAACGCCTCGGCAGTCTCTACCTGGAACTGTTCAAAAGCGTCCAGGCGTATGCCCTCTCGAGCACTTGTGCGCCGTTCCTTGATGGCGCTCTCTGTGGCGGTGTCGCTGCCCGAGTCCAGAGGCTGCGGTGTGCCTGCCGCCCTGTCGCCCAAGCCCTGTATTAAGTCGAGGAACGCGCCCTTGTCGTTGGGGATGGTGAGGAAGGGCAGCGGCTGCGTGGCACCGGGCTGGTTCGACAAGCCGGGCACGCCTATCGCCGCACCATCAGCAGCGGTAAGTGCCAGCTCCACCTCGTTGTTTTGAAAGATGTCGCTGTCGTAAAAGATGATGTTCTTCTGCTTGCGCACGACGCCGAGGAAAGAGTCCAGCACCTCGTTCATCAGCAGTTGGATGTTGTCAAACCCCGCCAGGGCAAGGATGGGCTTCTGCAGCCACGTCTTCGTGCCCTGCCCGAACTTGAGCAGATGCGCGGGGTAGCCATTCAAGCTCTCATAGGGCCACTCGTCTTCGTGCCGCAGGAGGATGGGGCCGCCGTTGTCATCGCCCTGCTCGGCATACACCGCAATAATGTTGCGGCGCTTCCTGCCGCTGATTTTAAAGTTCCGCGCCCACACCTCCCACACCGTCACCATCCCAAAGCCGTCGTCCTCACCAAAGCGGGGGTCGATGTCGGGGGCTTCTGTCAGCCGCTCACCACGCAGCTTGTTGACGGCAGCCCTGTCGTAGTTCGGATTGTCCATAATCTCGTCAAGAGGACGCACCGTCTTGAAGGCTATCCAGCGGGCATCCTTGATGCCGTCGCGGGCGAGGGGGTCTATGCGGAAGTCCTCGGGATACCACCGAATGCCAAAAGGCTGCTCCTCCTGGATGTCTACGTGGACATCTGCCATACCCTCCTCGAGGCGTTCTTCGTGGTCGGATATGTGGGGCTGGATGATGTCGTCCTTTACCTCATCAGAGATGGTGACGTCGTCCAGGAGCTTTCGGTGTTTTGCGATGTGGTCGATATGGTCGTGGTCCTTGTCCACCCGCGCAGGCTCACCCGTAGCCAGGAACAGGTTCTCCTCCTCCGCATCGTCAAACGACAGCTCTGCATCGTCGTTGATGCTCTCGGCACCGTCCTCGACGACGTTGGCTGTCCACCCCACCTTCTTAATCGCAAAGCCCCAGGTGAACGCATCCTGCAAGCACAGCCTGTCCTGGTGCATCTGGTCGGTGACTTTGTACCAGTGGTTTACCACCTTGCCCACGGGCACCTCGCCAGCCATCGAGTCGCGCCGCATCGCCTGTACACGGAAGCGCGGCAGACGCGATAGCATGTTCGCCATCGACTGCTCTATCCACGCATACGTAAGCGACGGTTTCACCCTCGAGGTGTTCTCCTCGGTGAGGGTAAAACTGTCCACGGCACGCTCCCGCTGCGTATATGCCACGTTCTCATACAGCGACAGGATACGACGCCCCACACGATACCAGGGCTCGAGCTGCTTGGTAGATTGCTTGATGTGACGGCCCCAGAAGGCGGCGCGATCACTCTTGTTAGTCGGGTATCCCATAATCTTCAGGTGGCCGTGTGTGTTGTTGGAACTTTGCCATTATCGCAAGGATGAATACTGCCCGGCGCTCCTCGTCTGTGGGGTCTACCGGCACCAGGCCGACACAGGAGAGGACATACGCACGTCGTGGTTCTAAGGGCCGCCTTGCGAAGTCGAGGTACACGTTGTCTCCATCAAATGCCTCCCGCGTATCCAGATGCCGGGATGATGCCAGCAGAACGCAGCCGACTCTCCCGCTCGATGTCGTTCCAAGTTTTCCCGCGCAGCGGCTCGGGCGGCTTCGGCAAGGGCTTGCCCTTCACCATCTCATCCAGCCTGCGCCCGAACAGCGACAGCACGTCCACCTGGTCGTCGTGACTCCCGTACGGAAACCTTAACATCTCAGCTACCAAGTCGTTATACCAGGGCGCGTCGGTGGGCAGGAACACCTTGCCGTTTGCCATCCTGCCCCGAATGCTCTGCGCCTTCTCATCCTTCTTGCCCGCTGCGCTGATATACTGCTCTGCCGTTGACAGGTAGCCCTCACTGCGCATCACACGCCGCAACAGGGGGGCCACACTCCGCTCTATCACCGTGTTCTCGGCAATATGGTCGCGGGGGCGGTGCTTCTTCATCATCCTCACGGCCTGCTCTACGCTCTTGTCCGGTGCTTCCTGTCCGCGCCACCAATCCGTGAGATATAAGTCGTCGTTGTGGTCTACCACGCCGACGCCGATGACGGTGTAGTCGCCAGCGCCGTGCGTGATGGCCCAATCGGAGGCCATGTAGCGTATGCCCTGCGGCGCTTCTCCCAGCCGGTATGTCTGCCACAAATCCTTGGCAAAGTACGCCGATGCGTCGGGCATCGGGTCGAGCAGCATCTGTGTAGAGAAGTTGTAGGGCGTCATCGCCCGGCGCTTGTCCTCGATATACTCTTTGGAGAACAACACTGGAGCGCCGGTTGCCGTGCCGTCCTGTGTGCAAGGATATATGCGAGGTCGCGCAACTTGGCGTTCCAGTATCGTTCCATAGGTGTCCGAGTCGTGGTAGCGCGTGCCGATGATGCGCCTGTGCCCGCCTTCCTTGCCCAGGTTGAGCGACAACTCCCAAGCGTCGGTTGTCTTCTTCACCATCTCCGGTGTCGTCACGCTCTTCTCTGTCACCACGTCATCATAAACGAGGATGTCAAAGTGCTTACTGGTGGGCTGGCCGTCTATGATGCCCCAGGCTTCTACTGTCGCCTCTTTGGGGTTGCCCGTGCGCTTGACGACTATGCCCTCGTCCTCACTCCACTTGGGGCTCTGGTTCCTGGGGTCGCTGTAGAGGGTTTCGGGAAACCAGCTTTTTAGTATTTCATTTGTCTCGAGCTCCTGCTTTATCTGCCGCAGGAAGGCTTTTGCTATGGGCCGCGTGTGGCTAAAAATGCCAACCGTTAAGTCAGGGTTGTTCAGGATGTTCTGCAGCGTCAGGGCGATGGTGATGACGCTCGACTTGTAATGCTCTCTCGACCACAAGTCCAGGCAGCCGTTGGGCTGCTCCTGCACTTCTCGGCACCTGTCCAGCACCCACTGCCGCTCTGCATCTTCCCTGCGCATACCGTAGCGCAAGAGGAAGAAGAGGTCGTTACGTGCCAGATTTGCGCAGTGGGACAACATTGCCTTGGGCGGCTGCTTCCTCAGCAAGTGCCAGAGTGTCGGATAGTCCTGTAGTTTCGATAGTGCTGTGAGATTCAATAGTCTGCTTCAGCTCTTTTGGGTACAAGTCGCGCATCAGCCCAAAGAAGTCGCGGGGGTTGTCGTTCATCAGTTTGTGCAGGGCCGTGATGCCCCCGTCCTCGTAGACTTTTACAAACTCATCTTTGAGGCTTGTGAACTTGTTCTTTCTACCTTTTGGGCGGCCTGGGCCGGGCACGGAACCGTCGAACTGTCCCTTGCCGTTTTTGCCCGTTTTCTTAACTGGAGTTGGCATAAACGCAAAAAGCCCTGCACTCCGGTTAAGGAGATGCAGGGCTTCTCTGAGCCTCTGGGTTGCGGTTATTAGGCGCTCTCTGGCGCTCTGATTTTATTCAGGCGTTTACACCGGGGGCATACG